AGCATATCAGTAATATAGCTTCTACTAATCAAGTCAATGTAGCTACCCCATCTCCTATAAGTGAGCAGCAGAAACCGGCGAAGGCTGTCAAGCCGAGAGCCGGTGATGCTGCGGATACTGAAATAACTACAGCTTCTCCTATATTGGTTAGTGATGTAGTAATTACTCCTAATCTTCCTGTAGTTGTTGAATCCCTTAATAAAATTCAAAGTGGGTTGGGGGATTCACTTACACAAGTTGATTCTAAAATAGCTGGAGCACTTAAAATTCTTGAAAAATGCGGGTAGTGGTTTATAACATGCTGTATGATTATAAATAAAATACAAAATCAACCTAAATGAGGTATATACTGTAATGAGTCAAAATCAAACTAATGCGCACGAATCACTGAGGGCAGATAAATGGTCTATTGTAACACCAAAAAAGATGTCCAATGCTGTAACAAAATCGTCTGTAAAGGCTGCCTTATACGGTACATTAAAAGATTTGTTATGTATTGCTGTGGTTCTAGGACTATTAGGGTTGGTACAGTAGTCCTATTACTTGAATTAGCTAACATACATGGTATAGTCGTTCCTGAATGGGTGTTTACGCTCTTATCCTTATTAGGGTTAGCATAATTCAGGTGTAAACGTAAATAACCACATAAACGATAAATAAAGATGAAGGTTTAGGTGGCGACATATTATGCCGAAATTAATATTATACGTAGGCCCTGATGGACACCATACGTATGAGCGATTTGACGTTGTGTCCATACTAGATGACGGTGTTGCAGACGAAGATGTTGGCATGGGGGTCACTCTCCCAATGTTTGCTATCGTTGACTGTAATGCCAATATTAATGCGCTGACGCACTTGACTGATATATTAGAATCCAAATTTACAGTGAAACCAACAATGGAAAAAGAGCGTGCGTACTCACTGGATAGCCTGCCACCGAAACATCTAGCAGCCCTAACAGATACGGGACGCCAAACAATTTCCCTTGGTTCAATAGTAGCCGCGCAGCGGATTAAGGTTGTTTAGTGGCAGACGTAATTAAAACAATTGGCGGCACTACGCCAGATTACGCTACATGGGCATTGTTCCTAGCTGCTGTGCCGTCGGATATCACTACCGCAACAGGGACTGATGAGCACTGGATAGGTAAAGGTCGGGACGGAGTTTACAGCGAGGATTTTGGACTTACTGGTATAACTACAGATTCTACTAACAGAGTCACGTTAACGTATGATTCTGGCGGTAGAAATGACGGTAGGTCTAGGGCTGTTAGTGGCGCAGGCTGCTCTATAGTTGGCAGTGCAACCACTGGCACAATCCGTCATGCTATACAGTATGTTAGCATTGTCGGAATAGAGATATCGTCCACGTTGTCACGTCCCGCTATAAATTTCACATTCGGGACATTCACAGCAGGCGCTAATGAAACGTTGCTGGACTCGTGTGTAATTCATAACACTGGATCCAGTACTAATTATCTAATTGCAGCATCAGTAGCAAATTTAAATGCAGTACTCAATAATGTTACCGGGTATGGTGGATCTAGGGTGATTGACACACGACTATCATCATCCGCTGAAATAGACTATTGTACTTTTTGGCAGCATACAGACCAGCTAGGCGTAGTGTCAGATAGTGAGTTAACCTGCAGGAATACATACGCTGGTAGGTCTAGTGGTACAAGTGAGTGCTTTTATACTGGTGCCGCTGCTCCATCAGGGAGCAATAATGCCTCATCTGACACGACGGCCACAATTGATTATACTAACTCAGTAAATAGCGTAGCAGGTGCTAGCACATTTGTTTCTGTGACAGCTGGGTCTGAGGATTTTACAAAATTAGCATCGACTTCGCTTGCTGGCGCGGGCGTGGCAATCGCGGGAATCACTACTGATATAATCGGGAATACTCGTGGAACGCCGCCAGATATTGGTGCATTTGAAGATGTTGGCGGTCCAGCAGCTAATTACCTCCCACTAATTTTACAGCAGAGCATGTAACTATGGCGACTAAGCAACCAGCAACGAAAACAAAAGGCGCATTAAATGTGTCTCTGTATGTTGATTTGATACAGGATAACTCGGGCACTAATCCTGGCGATCCGTTAACAGGGCTGCTTTTCAACTCAACCGGGTTGGTTTGTTACTTTGTCCGTGACGGCGCATTGCCGGTACAGATTACGCTAGTGACTCAGACAGTTAACGGCGCGCATACAGACGGCGGATTTGTCGAGATTGGCGCAACGATGCCAGGGCAGTATCGGCTAGACATAACGGATGCGGTCGTTGCGGCTGGCGTTGATGGTGCTAAGGTCATGCTATCCGGATTTGCTGACATGATTCCGCATGTTATCGATATCACATTGACTAGCGTTGATTTGTACGATGCTGCCGACGCTGGATTGACAGCGCTTACTGGCAACGTCCCGCAAACAGGCGACAGCTACCCAATAGTGAGCCATGCAAGCTACGGAAATGCCCAATTGGTTCGATCCACTACCCCAGCTAACACTCTAACCGTAGATGCGAGCAATAGAGCGCATTCAAACGCGCAAGCTGTGGCTGATAATGCTAACGCCGCAACAAGGTTGAAATTATTCTCTGAGTTTGGTCGATACACCGATGGATTTATATATCTAAGTACGAACAGCGGGACTGCTGGAACGGATGACTACGAGAACGGAACGGATGGTAACTATGCTTTAACTCTAGCGGAACTGATTACGCTAAAAACATCGCTAGGGGTTTCAAAATTCAAAGTCAGCAATGATTCAAGCGTGGCGTTTATTGAGGATCACGTATCAGAGGTGTGGCAGAGTCAAGGGGCCTCATTAGTTATCGGGTCTGGTGCTGGAAATGATGTCAGCAAGACGCATTTCTATCATTTCAACACAATCTCAGGCGTGGGCACGTCTCCCTCCGGCGAAACTCATGTGACAGGCGGTCATGTTGGGGATTTAGAGCTTGGCATTGGGCACTTAACAGGGTGTGCATTAACCGGCACGTACACTCTCGGCGCTGCTGCCAATCATGTGCTAGAGCGCTGCTATCAAGAAAATGGGGTGGCACCCATTATAGACATGAATTCTTTGGGTGGATCAGTTCTGAGTTTAATGGGCTATCACGGTGATCTGACTATCAACAATATATTAGCAGGAGATACCATACACATAAGTGGGACTTTTGGTTATGTAATTCTTAACGGGGCTGATGCTACGGTTAACCTATCTGGTACTGCGGCAACTGTCACTGATAACCGGACAGGAACCCCGCTAGGAACAGACAGCGCGATTAAGGAAGGTGATATAAGCGCCCTGCTAACTCAGCAGGATGCCAACACCGCGCACTTGACAGACATCAAAGGAGATACATTCTCAGGCGCTACGGACTCACTAGAGGCCATTAGAGATCGCGGTGACGCTGCATATTTAACTGCTACTGGATTTGCAACCGAGACCAAGCAAGATGCGACTGATGTTGTCATAGCTGAGTTGACGATCCAAGGTGATACTAACGAGGCTAAGCTTGATTTAGCGAACTCAGATCTGTCAAAAATAGCTGGTGCTGACGGTGTTACCCTTGCTACAGCACAGGCGCTATATGCACCTAATAAGGTAGTTCCTGATGCAGCAGGGGTGGCTGCAACAGCAGGAGAGGTGGCAGCATCTACAGCAGCTATCATAGCCCAGGGTGATAGTGCTTGGGTTACTGGAGCTGGTGGTTCACCTCCTAACCTACTACAGAGTACTGTAATTGAGGCGGTCACCAGTCCTACTGAATTTGTGCTAACAATTGGTAGTCCAGACACTGGAGCTTACGACGGACAAGTTGCTATATTCGTTGACAGTGTAACCGAGATACAGAAAGCAGTCGTACCAATATCAATGTATGTGGGGGGCACAAGAGCTTTAAGTCTTACTACCACACCAGCATTTACAATTGCTGTTGGAGATACAGTGCATATAGTTGCTGCTACCGGCACAACAGACATATCTACTATAGAGGCTAGTATATCTTCCCTGGATAGTAGGATACCTGCTCAAGCAATTTGGGATTACATAGAAGCACATGCTGCAGCAAGTCAGCCTGTTACATTTACAGTAGGTACAGAGATAACTGCCATAATTGGTACATTAGATGGTGGTACAGCACCCTCTGAATCTAATTGCTTAAATGGAAGAGTCTTGTATTTCAACAATCCAGCCTCTATTATATACAGGCAGATGGTACGCATAAACGCTTATGATGGTGGTAGTAAAACAGTAAGCTTTGATTCATTAACCTCATCTGTACTTGTAACAGATACCGCGATACTTATTTAAGGAAATAACATGGCTAATTGTAGGCTCAACACACACACTAACCAGGCAGCTATGGATGCAGTATCTGACTTACTTGATGCTGCTGATCCAGTACCTGGGTATATTCAAATACTTTCAGGTACTCAACCAGCAACAGGAGCTACGGCTATTACTAGTCAAATAGTGCTAGCTACTTTGACTTTACCCCTTCCTGCTACTAGTGCTGCTGATGCTACAGGACGAGTAGATTTTGGTACAATCATACCTGACACCTTAGCAGACAATACAGGCATTGCTACATGGGCACGTTGGTTTGATGGTGATGGGCTTTCTGCATATGACACAGACGTTGGTGTGTCAGGCGCAGCCCTGAATTTGAACACAACCTCTATCACTGCCGGGGGTGTAGTATCTATTGTGGACTTTTACCTTATCCATCCTGACGGTACCTAATTACAGTGGGTGTTGAGGTAGTAAGAAGTATCCGAAGTTCTGGTGGACATTACACTAGTATAACTGCTTGGGATACTTCCCATAATCCAGGGTCGTCTACAGACCTAACTACATCACTTGTGTTTGACTATACTGGTGGTACGGAGATATTTACAGGTGAAACTGTAACTGGAGCACCTTCTGGTGCCACAGGTACAATGGTTGGATTGATGGTTGATGGACAAATCATCATAAGAGGGATCACTGGTACTTTTGCCGATGGTGATGTTATAACATCGGTATCTGGAAACACTACTTTAGTGGATAGTGGTGATTTACCTATCCCAGTTGCAGAATGTTATAATGACTGGCCTACAGGCCTTATTGATCAAATAGCCCTTACCTTCGTTTCAGATGCTACAGCGTATCCTAATATACGTGCTGCTGTTGGTCACCGAGCTGCTGGTATACTGGGGGACGGGTTTTTTATAAATACCGTAAGTCTTGGTAGTGTGTCTGGCTACGTGAGCAATACTCACTATACGGTATTAGAGTACATTGGGTGCACTTCAACAGCTGGCCATGTCGTAGATACTAATAGTGTCATGATTTCCTGCTGGCATGATGGAGCTTCTGCTTGGACATTTAGAGATATCGGTCCTGATAATATTCTAATTAATTGTTGGTCTCGTGGTGGTGCTACAGGGTTTGAAATATTGCCTGTAGCAACGGATACAGTACTTTATAATTGTTCATGTATTGATTCACTTACTGGTTTTGTAGTTCCAGGCGGTGCATCTACAGACGCACTACTTGTTAACTGCATGGCCAATGATTCAATCATACTGGATTTCTTCGGCACATTTTCTAATGTCAATAACTCAAATAACCTATCATCAGATACCTCTGCACCAGGTACTGCTTCAGTACATAATGCAGTAGTCAGTTTTGTCAATCCTGCAATAGGCGACTATCACCTATCTGGTGCAGATATATACGCGGCAAGTGCCGGATTAGATGTCAGTTCCAATCCTTATTGGCCGTTCAATGTAGATTTCGATGATGATGTAATTACGTCATGGTCTATAGGCCCAGATCAGCTACCATTTGTTGGTACAATAGGTGGTGGTGGTGTTTCACTTCAGGTAATAGTTGCATTAGGTAATGGGCAAGTTAATCCACCTATTATAGGGAGTGGTGGCACAACACTACAACCTATTGAAGCTAATGGTTTTGGTTGGAATCCGGTATATGGTGGCGGTGGGTTTGTGCTAACCACAATTATCGCAGGAAGCGGACAAGGATACTATAATGTAAATATTGGTTCAGGGTGGATAAGTGTACCTGCTGTACCTATAATTGATTACCCATTCTTCAGTGGTGTGCCTATACAGGCCAGTGGTAATGCCACAATAGTTGGTCATGGTCAGGGACATGCGATACTTACACCCATTATTGCTGCAGGTACTGGGGAAGTGGATATAAGAGGTGGTGGCGGAGTCTCCTTACAAGCAGTACGTGGTGGTTATATCTATGGATCTGGCGGTATTAAATTACGTACAAACATCATAGCAGGTGGTTCTAGTAATTTTGAGATGTTTGGGAAGACTGAAATAGGTCTGCTAGGTCCTATGGTTTACCGTGGTTTATTTGAACCTAAGTTAGATGCAGCAAACTACGCAGGTGGTAATGTATGGAAAGCAGAAGAACATCGGTTAGACATTCCAGATCAATACGCTGAAGCCATCATAGCGTATGTGTGTTATAAGCTGCTAAGTAGTACTGGTAGAAATAATGCACTAGGTTCTGCCGATTTTTATATGCGCAGGTATGAACATGCTTGTCGTATACTTGAGAGAGATGGTACAGCTAACAAAATGACCAACACCACAGAGAAAGATGCTTGGATAGATAATAAAGACTGGTAGTATTGTATACAAGTACCACACTTAGTAATACCATATAGGGTATAGTTAACTTCTGAGTGTGGTTCCAATATGGCAAGTTTTACAAAACTAGGGTGTTTTGCTCCTAATCAAGCACAAGGTGTACATGATCTAAGTACAGCAGGCTCACAACTTATGGTGTGTTTGTCTAATGTTGTCCCAGATACCTTGTTAGATACTGTACTAGCTGACATAACTCAAATATCCTATACCAATGTGGTTGAAACGTATCCTGCAGATACGCTTAATGTTGGAGCTGAGGTACCTGCAGGCAACTGGAAGGTAACCGGCACAGATCTTACAGTCACGGCTTCAGGAGGTGCTGTAGCAGGTTTCCGTTATGCAATCTTGTATGATGCAACTCCAACAACACCATTATCTCCTCTTATAGGTTACTGGGATTATGGTGCTACAGTAATACTGGCTGACACAGAAGTTTTCAATATCCCTTTTGGATCTGCAATACTAAATTTCTCGTAACAGGAATAACTCAATGTCTACCGATGCATGTATCTATGGCAGCGCAGCTGAGCACCTAAGCGAAGCAGATGCTAAGGCCCTCATAACCATATTCGATAAGCACGAGACAGCCTTACAGAGCAAAGCAGGAGCTGAACTGTCTGCTGAACAGGAGCTTGCTTTACAGCAAGAAGCCACTCGGCTTGCTATTAACGAATTCATTGGTGAGGCTGTCACTGAGCGTAGTAGTGTACAGGCACAAGCAGCTGAGCTAGGTACCACTATTCCAGATGTCCCTAAAAACCTAATAGCCCGGTCGCGTATCGCAGTTGCTTTAGCTGAGGCACCAACTGAGGTAACTAGATACAACATTACTAAGGCACTAGTCTGGCTAGACAATGTAGTAGAGGGTTCTCTAAGTGCTGAGAAGAAAGCTTATTTACCTAGATTAAAAGAGGCTGTAAAGGCTGCATACCTAAGCAATAACACTAAAGCTATCAACTCTATTAACAAAGTATGGAGTAAGTTCGTAGAAGGTGTTAACACAGTTGGCTCATCTACTGTATTACAGCGAGGGACTAAGTACCCAACAGAGCAGAGTAATGTACTGTCTGAAGCGCTGCTTGAAGATGGCATTACCTACAACACTCCTTTACGTGGGGATACTACTCCAGTAACTGATAGGAGAACATTATCATCCTATTTCAGATCCAGTGAGATTAAATCTCAAAGTGTGCTTGGACAGGTACCTAATATGGTAGAAGCCTTATCAGAAACGGATAATGATGCTTTATCACAACTGGCAGATAGTCAGCTCAAAACACTACCTAATATAGTTCCTTTCTTGGATCGATTCAAAGATACCTTGGTTGGTACTGATAACAGCGCTGGAATATTTGGCCTACTCAATAAGAATACCATTTACAAAAACAACCTTGAAGGTGACTACTCAGATGGTGCTACCCCGACTGGGAAGAACCCGGCTAAAGGTGATCCTGCAGGGTTCCTAGTACAGGTAGATCCACAGGGTAATAAGTATATTAATCCAAATGTTGTTAGTGCTTTGGGTATAGTTGCTTACAATTGGCTTGGTACCCAAGGCAGTAGTACTCTTTACAACGATTACGATACTATTAATAAGATTCTTGGATTCCGCCAAGGTAATGAACTCCCATCAGAAGCTATTGACCTACTGAAGAATGCTGGTATACCACAAACAGTACTGGCTGAGTCGTTAGGTGCCCAGGCATTTAAGTTATTTGGTTTACAATCCAAACCAGATATTGATGGTAATTTCCAAGGTAAGTTTGAGTTGGCTTTGGGCCAAAACATCATTGCTACTATGCTTCAAGATGGGTTATTGGTGCAGCAAGTAATCCCTGGAGCTGAGCTTGCTAAATTGCGAGCTGATACAGACACGACTTTGGATACTAAAGCACATACCAATTTTGTGAAGATACCTTCAGATCTTACTAGTACCAGTACATTCCCTGAGCCAGCTCTTGAAATACAGGAAATGGTTACAAATGCTAAGAGCACTGGTGATGTTATTGAAACACTGTTTGGGTTACCTAGTCGAACCAGGGAGCCTCAGTTTACTAAAATAGAGAAAAGTACCAGACGAATCAAGAATGATTTCATCATGCGTACTCCAACTAAACTCAATGATCATGTGAATACTCTTGAGGAAGTTGAGTACGAGATTAAGCCAGAGATCCTTAAGGTATTTGATTATCTTGGTTTAGACAACCAGCGTAAGATGAATGGGTATATCACTGATATTGAGAACTACCACATTACAGAAGAGTTTGGTATCCAAGGCAAGAATAGGGATATAGATCGAGACATTCAAGATATGGTGGACTTTAAGGCTGCAATGCCTGCTGATGATAGTAAGTTTTACTTCCCCCATGAGATCGTTAATAACATGCGTGTCATGATGAGTAGTAATACCCTTAATCCACAAAGAAGTAAGATACATAGACATCTTATTGGTGCTACAAATTGGAATTACGAAGTAAAAAACTCAGCTGAACGTAACGTATTCAAACTGGCTGTATCTGCTGCTTTCGGAGGTAAAATAGGTGATATACCTATGGATCAATCTATAGCTCACTTTGATGATCTACTCAATAATCCAATAGTCCAGAAAGGTATTGCTGCTGTTATCACAGTACAGGAAGGAGCTGAGACCAGTACAGAATTACAACAGGACATCATGGCTGCTGTTGAGTTAGGTAGGGAAGCTACATACTCACTTGATGGTTTAGTAGCATTATCTTCTTATAGTGCTGATACCTCTTTCAATACCTCTTTGGCTATAGAGACTGATGGCAAAACCAATGGTGTAGCACTTGCCCTTTACCAGACCCTTACAGATGCCAATATGTTAGATAAGATGGCTGCTAATGGTATTTACGCCATAGGTGGTGCTACCAATCTAACAGAGGCTACTGACCAGGATAGTTATGAAGTACTAACAGCAGATTGGGCAAAAGAGTTAACCAAGCAGCAACTACCTATAGAAGATAAGCAGTTTCTTGATCTAGTACTTGATCCATTAGTAGAGGAAGGTACTCCCGGTAATGAGTTTGATGTTGTTACCGGTGAAGGACGTAAGCTTGGTAAGAGTGCCCTCATGCCGGGGGCTATCTATGGCGCCTCAGCTAAACGTATTCAAGAGATTGTTGGTAGTATTGCTGTTGAGAATTTCTATAAGGAGTTAATGGCAGCTGCCGGTAAGGATAATCTACAAGGTACAACACATGTTGATGCTCTCATGGATCAATTCAATGCGTTTTCTGGCACCGATCTAAAGATAACTGACCACACCAATATACGTGAAGAACGCCTACCAGGAGCTGCAGAAGCAGCATTTAAAGCAAAGGTGGCTGGTACATCAGGTGCAGCACTCGAAGTAGCTTTATCTTCTCAGTTTGAGCAGATTGGTGAAATTCGAGGTACCATAAATAAAGCTGCTAAGGTAATGTTTCACGCTTTTAATGCGCACTTACAGATAGCGCTTGAAAAGGCTCTTGCTGCTAAAGGTGGTATAGCCCTATCTAAGGGTGAAATAGAGGCTGAAGTACTTAAGCTTGTTGAGTTGGTTCCAGCTATAAAGACCTATTATAGCAATCCTAATGAGGCTGCTATAACAGAGGCTGGTGATGATGTAGCCATATCTCCTACAGTCAATGATAGGTTACTGCTACTTAAGACGAAGAATGCCAAGGACTACAGTGATAAATCGCAGGCAATACAAGTTGGATTCTCTTTGCCTATCAAGAATGCTGTAGATAATAGTAAGTCTGCTTCAGCAAACATAAGTAAGCCTGAATTTACAGATACCGGCATATCCACATTCCCAAGAGGTATCCAGGCAATAGATTCTGCTGTGGCTGCTGAAATCTATAAAGATATGAAGATCCTCAATCTGTTTGATGCTGGTATGTATTCTGTTGGTGATGTTATGCAAGGCACTCGATTGGGTAACCAAGCCATCTATGAGATCAGCAATAACTACAATATCGTTACTGAAGTACGTGAATCTTTAGAGAACTTACTTGATTCAGTTAAAGGGGATAAGGATTTAGAGCGGAGGATGAATATTGGTATCTTTGGTGATTACGCAGTAGAAGCTGTAAATCCAAAAGCATTGGTAGAAGAGTTAAAGGGACATGAGCGAGATACTGTTGCTGCTAAAAAGGAATTGAGAGCGGATGAGTTTGTTGTAGCTAATATCTCATACCCAGATGCTGAGTACGCCCCACCAGTAGCTTACGCTGATTCGGATACATCATATGAATCTGAAGTCCGAAGCAGAACAGAAGATCTCATTAACGATGTGCTAGGCAGTGCTGCTACACAAACAGTTGACTTTGATAACTTCCAAGCAACACGCATGGAGAACCTTTCTGGTAAAAACAGTAAGAGAATCTTCGCTAGCTTAGAGACAATGGGCAATGTTAAAGATACTCCTGAACATAAGAAGCAGTTAGAAAGTGTATTGGGGGATGTTGTAAATGAGGTTTTGCAGGAACTTGACAGCACTAAGCTGGAGTATGACTTACAGATTGCTGAGAATGGTGATACTACATACGGTGCCATCAAAGGTAAGCAGGTACGTATTAATATAGCTGAGCAAGGCACTAAGGCTAGTAGTACAGCCAATATGAGTGCCCAGGAAACATACGTGCATGAAATGGTACACGCTGTCACCACCTACGCTATGGACAATAATACCTTCACTCGTAAGCAGATTAAAAATCTATTCGAGGAAGTTAAATCCAAGGTAACTATTGAGGACTTCCTTCCTAAGGATGCTGACGGTAACCCAGTAACTGTTGCTAAAACAGATGCTGAATACATAGCTGCCAAGGAGAGGTTCCAGTATATCTTTGAGAATGCTAGTGGACACTCACTAAATGAGTTTCTTGCTTTTGGTTTAACTAATAAGAAGTTTATTGAAATACTGTCTGGTATTGATGCTATACCTACTGCTGATCTAAAGTCTGGTAGTCTATGGAAGCGTACTAAGAACCTATTCCAAGCAATACTGCACTGGGTTAATGGTTCTATTTTCCGTATGGGTAAGAACGCTAAGGCTGATGAGGCTTTGTTGATACTCACTAAATCTCTAATACAAACCAATTACACCAAAGATCGAGGTATATTTAGACATCTTGAGGTGATAAATAAACTAAATACAGTGGCACTAGAGCAACTAAACTCTAAGGTGCTTGAGCCTCTACAGAATTACCGCAAGGTGCTGAGAGACAAGCAGGATAAGAATCTACCAGAACGTGTGATTAGAGCATTACTGGCGTTACCTGAAATATCTAAGACCACAGTACATAGTGATATAGTGCGTCAGGTATTGCGTGCAGCTAAGATAGTTGAGGACACTATTATAGTGGCCCTAGCTAGGGAGCTTATTGGGGTAACTGATAGGAATGCTAAGTTCCATGAGCTACTTCGCATCTCTAAGATGACGGTGGATCAAGCTCGTAAGCAAGTAGCTGATAGCGTGGCCAAAGATCTATTGGACCATTACTCTATACGTCTTGATGAGAAAGAAGCTGTGGCCATAACCAAGGTACTACTCAAGACGGACCTAGTTAGCTTGCTTGGTTCGCACAGTATTGATGATATTAGTAAGTTACTAACTGATGAGGCTCACTTAGCTACATCCATCAAGGATATTGAAACCCAACTGGATCAATATGGTGTGGCCAATAGTAACTATTACAAGGCCCAAGCAGAGAACCTTGGATACTCCATGGCTACAGGACAGCCTCTTAGAGACGGCTTAATGCTCAACGCACATAATATAGCCAATATGTACTCAGCTCCTGTGAGAGACCTTAACGGGGACATAGATGAGGCTGTTGGCTTGCTTGATCAGCTGGCTACGTTACAGGCAATTCGCTTTACTGATAAAGATAAGTACCGGGCTGTATTAGCTGATGTAATCGCCCGAGAGTTTGAGGCTAATCCTGCTGATACAGGTGAAGATATGAATGGTATTGCTAATACCTTCTCTAATCTTGCTGGGCTTAAGGAAGAGTCCCTTAAGAACATATTTGATGGTAACCCTACGCAGATGATTAAGGGATACACCCATGAAACCTATAATCCTAATATAGATCTTCAGATAGGTACCTTAGCCGATAAAACTAAAATGGAGGAAGAAGGCTATACAGTCCTACATAAATTAGATAAGGCCGAAACAGATACCAGCAAAGAAGAGTTGGTTATGTACATCTCTAAAATAAATGGTGCCAGGACCAGGGTTAAAACGATTGCTTCTATAACCAATAAAGTGGCCAAAGGTACGACCTTGTTTCAATCAGCTGTGAGTGCTGGCTCAGAGGCTCCAGGACTAGATTCTATACTAGCGGTACACAAAGCTAAGAAAGACTCTGACATCGCAGTAGCGAAGCAGATGGCTGGTAAATTAGGTGGTAAGGACGGTACCTACGTAGTACCTGTGGTGGATGGTGAGGGTAAAATAATAAATTACCGGTACATGATGAAGGAAACCACTAAGGATACTTACCTAGAGAAACAAAATAACTTTGCAGTTGTATTGGGTAATGCTCGTGGATCAGTAGTAGATAAGGTTAATTCGAAGGCTATCAATAGGGAATTGGTGGAACTTATGAAGGAGGATTACGAAGAGAATTTTAGTAAGAATCCTGGCAGTTTTGTAAGAATCAGTAAGAACTCAAGTGATCCTAAGTTACGTGAGATCTACAACTTACTACCTTCAGATATGAAGCAGGATATGGTGGAAGTCTGGGGTGAGAAAGAGATGTGGATAAAGGAAGAGTTTATAAATCTTTCCTTTGGTTTCAGAAAACTATCTATTACCAATGCTCCTTTAATAAAAAAGGTGCTTGGTACTGAAGCAGCTAAGAAATGGGGTATTAAGACTAAAGCCCTATACACTGAGAAATTGTGGACTGACTTTGTTGGTATAGCTAAAGACATGATTGTTGTTAAATCGGTGGTAGTTCTTAAAGATAACTTCTTAAGTAATGCCTTATTGCTGGGGATTAAGGGTGTTCCGTTTGCTGATATTTGGAAAGATCAATCAATAGCTATTACAGCTCTTAATGATTATCAAGCGTTAGTTAATAAGCGAAGTAGTTTACAGCGCAAGTTGCGGGATAATAAGGATTTTACTGCGGAAGATGGACGTGTGATATCCTCTAAGATTGCTAATCTTACTTCAGATATTGATGCTAATGCAGTTAAGGGGTTGATTGAGGAAGGGTTGTTTCAGACCATCGTAGAAGATCTGGATGTGCAGGATACTGGTTATAGCTTCAAGAGTGCTCTTGAGGAGAAGATCGAACCATTTACTGAAAAGTACGTACCTAAGCCTGTTACTTGGACTATGCAGCAAGCCTTGATGACTCACGATACATTCGTTTATCAGACTTTGTTGAAAGCCACTCAGTACAGTGATTTCATTGCCCGGTATACTTTGTACCAACATCTTACTAAGAACAGTGAGATGTCGCATGAGCAAGCACTGGCAGAGGTTATTGATACCTTCATTAATTATGATGTACCAACTAGCCCTGAACTCCAGTGGTTAAACGATACTGGATTCATCATGTTTACGAAGTTTGCTTTACGTATACAGAAGATAATACTGAGTACATTCATCAAACGTCCAATAAACGCCCTTACTGTGGAAGCTATGGGCTTGAGTCCTACAATATCTGACTCATTCCTAACACCGGTATCCTTCCTGGAAAAGTTCCAAAACCCGGTATTCGCTATACCAGATACAGCATTGAACATGGGTGGTTTGGATCTAGTTACAGGAGGGGCCATCTAGTCAGGAGGTAGGTTCTGCTCATATTCCATTATCTTATAAACAATGTAGATAATGAGCATAAAAGAACCTATTGATAATGCAAAACCTATAAGTGCCAGTAGTAGTGGTATTAATACTACTCCAGCACATATAAGCACCGCTATACCAACGGCCTTACAGCCGTTGGTAAATTTATCCAGCAGACGCATTATTACCGAAGATAGCCTTACCAGCAGTAGCAGCATCTTCTGGTTCCGCTGTTGATTCAGTTGTAGTCTCTGAACCAATAGGCTCTTCAACTACTTCTTCAATATTAGCAGGTTCTTCTGCAGCTACAGGAGCTGCGGTGATGTTTACAGATGCACGGAGACCACCAGGCTTACGACCAGCAGTTACCGAGATATCTACATGTTTACCTGTGGTGTCTACACCATTTTTGTTCAGATGCTCTTTGATTGCTGTCTCAATATCTGGTTGAGTCAGTTCAACTGTCATTCCTAAAGCCATTTTCTTTCCTTTGGTTTTGTTGCATTATTGATGTAAAAAATTAGGGTGTTCTTACCTACCGTGTCAATCGAACGGTGTATCACGTTAGCTCCATAGGTATTGATAAGAACGATTCATGGGGTCTTCATAAAGGAGGATATTTGTGTATTATTTAAGTTTAACACAACCTCCCCTCCTAGTCCGGTACTTACAGCACGTTTAGAGACTTAACTCTCATGGTTAATGCCACATTTTCCCTTCAAGCAATTGACTTACAGATTCTTTTCTAGTTTAACTTTACGTCGGTATTCTTCTTGTCTTCTACGTTGAGCTGCCCACTTATGATTGTCTTTAGTCCAACGGGGTTTAGTTTTTAGCGTTGTCTTAGGTGTATGCCTTCGGATAGTAGATAGTACACTATTTCGTTGACTTCTTGGACAAAATCTGTATCTTCCATATCCTTTAAGGTACTTAAGCTCAGCTTGTAAACCCCTCGGTTGTAGTTGGTTGGAGTGTATTTTACGATGATAGCTGTCTCGGTAGTAGCCAAACCACCACATACTTCTTTTGGCTTCCCAGTCATCCAGTATATCCCATATAGGCACACCTTTGACATGTGCATAGTGTTTAGCCCTATTAATTGCCCAATGGAAGGTGGCTAAGTACTCTTTCTTGCTTCTGCTTTTATTCTTTTCAGTAATGCTATCAGTATAAGCAGCTTTAAGTGATTTATAGCCAGGAGTAGTAGCAAAGTATTTCCAATCAATTTTCATGTACTACTCCTTCTAATTTAGTTACCCGCTCGCTCAGCTAGCGCGTCTAGTGCGGGGCCGTATTCGGGCCAATCGCTTTCTATTACAAGCGTATCGATAGAGTTTTTTCCGCTATCCCGCCGACCGTCATCAACAAGCTCACACAGTGTTGAAAGGGTGATCTTTTCATCTTCGTTCAAATATCTTTCAACATCAGTTCGCTTTAGTACGATGTATCTGTTTTCCAGTTCCATAGCGGCCTCCCAATTATTTATGCTTCTCTAAGTTACTAACACGCTTATAGAGGGTATCTAGCTGTTTAATCCTAACCAGCTGGGTATTCCATTCCCTATTCTGATCAACAGGAATACCAGAGGAGTAAATACCTCTAGTTTTTATGGATTTGGTTACCATACTCATAGCAGTAATTATAGTATGATCACATATTGTAATTTCCCCATTGATACCAGCCTTGCCGCCAATAGTACAGTACTTACCTATTGTAGCGTTACCAGCTATACCAACACACCCAGCTATTGCTGTGTGGTCTCCTATAATAACACCATGAGCAATATGTACTTGGTTATCTATCTTGACACCATCTCCAATAGTGGTAGTGCTAGAGCTACTACCATCAATAGTACAGTTAGCTCCTATTTCAACATTATCGCCTATATAAGGAGCGTAGTGTTGGAGCTTTTTACTCCATTCGTTATTAGGAGACTTATCAAACTCAAACCCATCACTACCAATAACCGTACCACTATGGATAAGACAAGAATGTCCGATATCGGTATTTGGGTAAACCACTACATTTGGGAACAGTCTAGTGTGCTTTCCTATATTTACTCTCCTCCCCACCACACTACCTGATTCTATGTACACATCTTCCTGAATAGTGGCAAATGCTGCAATTGAGACATTGGAACCTATGCGTGCTGAGGGGTGAATGATCGCTGATGGGTGTATACTGTGATGTGTCATATAGTGTTCCTTATATTTATTTAGTGAGTCTCTTCGACAACAGGGTGTGCTCTTCTTATACAAGCAGCACACTGATTACCCGTTGACAAAGAGACTCACTAAACACTTATTTTACATGTCCAGTGTGTTTAAGTAAGCAGTAATAGGCAATCATCAGCGCATCACTTCTACCATCTATTAATCGCCCTCTAGGAGTACGGATATCGCATCCTGGAAATAGTCGATCACATACCTCAGCTACTAGCTTTTTAAGATCAGCTGATGTACGTTTTGTACCTTTGGTTGCTGTTTTTACACCTACAGTTTTCTGCCATACCTTTGGTTGAACCATATCAAATCCAAATGGAGCAAGCTCAAATAGGACTTTACTTTGACGAAAGTTAGCACCGAAAGTGAAGTTAGATTTAGCTGACATACCTGGAAGACTGTGAACCTCTTCAAGCATGGCCATACTTATGTGCATCTCAGTACCTGCTGCCTGTAACCAATCATATGTCTCACGTATTGAGGCTGAGTGGTCTAAGAAGTGTATTGTATGCGGTTTGTTTGGATAATACCTTAATAAGCATAGAGCACCGCTAGCACCCGGTTACGGGTCGCATCCAATTACGTTTATAATCGACATGCGCTAACCTCCTTTACTA